AAGAACTTTTTTGATTCTTTTCTCTTCTTCTGTCTACTTTATTGACTATGGTCCAGTCCTGTTGCCGGAGCAGCAGGTGTAACTGAGCCGCCGCCAAGATTTGCTGTGACCTTCGCCGCCAAGTCACCAAGTCTTGCATAGAGCCAGTTGCCAGGGCAGCTTTTATTCGCAAACCATCGATGCACCGTCAGCACCATTTCATCATTCTTCGGTGCGTAGTTCAACATCTTCGTCTTGTCACCAAGCCACAGGAGCTTTTTCTTGCCGTTTCGCTTACAGATGTCGATGCAGAGCTTTACGAGGGAATCGTAGACTGCACTGTTCATCGCATACGGCTCGGACATATCACTGGCGCACTCGATGGTGACGGCACGTTGATCGTTAGCATTGGAGGAAGAACACCAGCTGCGATTTTTCTCTTCTACACAGAGAGAAATGCAACCATCCTTGCCGATGCCGTAATTGCAGCTTGCCTGTCTGGACGGACTGGTAAAGCATCCGCAGATGCTCTCGCAGGAAAGCTGACCTACCACGCAGTGCGGCGTAATGCGGTCAATGCTGTGGGTGCGCTGCCCAGAGTGATTCGGGCTGAGTTTGGTGTAAGACACCAGAGAGCTGTTTGTATATCCCATGTTATTTATCCTCGCTTTCTGCTCTGTCATGGAGCTGTTCTAATACGATTTTGATTTTCTCCGGCACTGGCAAACCAAGGTGCGCTGCATTCTCCAGAAGGCTCACACCCTCATTGGAAATGTAAAAGAAAATCACTGCGGTTCTCAGCACACTGCCTGTCCCGATGACCTGCACATCCAGCACATTGGCAATGCCCACGAGCAAGAAAATCAGCACCTTTCGGCAGATGCCCTTAAAACCGACCTCACTGGAGAGGGTTTTGTCTGCAATTGCACACATGACACCTGTGATGTAGTCGATCACCACAAAGGCAAGCAGTGCGTAGAGCAGACCGTCACAGCCGCCAAGGAAGTAGCCAAGCCACCCTCCGACAGCTGCAAATGCAAGTTGAATCGTGTTCCAGAATTCTTTCATAATGTTTGTCCTCCTTTGAATTTTGAGTATGAAAAAAGCACCTCGTGATGAGATGCTTGCTTCCGAAATGATACAGAGTCATTCCTCTGTAATGGTGTATGTGATTTTCATGGTTTTATCTGCGGTTTTGATGACCGGAGTGCCCAGGTTATTGATGGTGGCAAGGTAAGGAGTAAACAAGAACAGCTCCCGATACAGATTGTAGACATTCGATTGAAATATCCATTCACGAAGCGCATAGGTCTTATATCGGGCTATCTGGTTTCGTCCCCAGGATGCGTAGCTCGCATCCGGTGTATCACGAACATAGATTTTTGGTTCACCGTTTAGGAAATACCAACCATTGATTACGATGTCATCATCTACGATATAGGTCCACACGGTTGACGAAACATAGGTGATATTCGGCACCAGCTCAATGTTCGCCACATTGGTGGTATCAATGCGATACACCTGATTGCCGGTATAGCACATGAGCCATTTTCCGCTCATACCCAAGCTGTAGAATTCACTGATGTCGCTTGGAGCTACGATTTTTTGTGTAGTGCATTTATTGCCGTCAATACAGTCCATATACCACTCGTAATTCTGGTGAGTGTAGTAGTCCTTGTTGCCGCTGGTATAATTGTACTTTCGGTTTGCTCGTCGAACTAATCCATACCATTTTCCGTCAGCACCATGATACAGATAATTCCAGATTTCAGAATTATCGTTATATGGTTCCTCCGTTCCATCCTTCTGTCCTCCAATGTAGTGGTAGTAGGAAGGGTAATGGTTCAGCTCAATCGTGGTTTCCTCATCGGCCTCCGTGGTCATTCTTGTCAGCGGCCGATCAACGAGCGCTGCATGAAGATAATCATCATGAATCTTTCGAAGCGTGGCTTGCGTAGAGTTATTGTAAGTGGTCATTTCCAGGCGATAGCCCTCACCGATATAAACGCGCTTGTTCCCACGCATGCAGTAAGGTTTATATTTATCCTGAACATTTGCTGACCAGGTACCAATTCTGAACATGTAGTTACCGGCATATTGCGTTCCTTTTCCGGCCAGCGTGTTTGATAGGCAGATAGCAGAAATCGTTCCATTTGCCTGTGAAGTAGCAAAGTCCCAGACAAAGCGATACCCGCCATCCACTTCCTTGCTCTCGGTGAGGTTCCGACTGCCTCGCCGGATATCCTCTGTGTTATTGGCGTCATCCGAAGCATAGCCGATCAGTGGATTATTCAGCGGAGCATAGATATTGTCTGCACGCTCCTCAAGTGCATTCTGGTATAAAAGGATGCCTCCCATGATATTTTTCTTAAGTGGCAGCATCCAATCATCCCCATTGGAACCATTAAAAGTGGTGTTGTTATAAAGCATTCCTTTAATGTTGCAGTTCAGAACATCCATCGCGGCTTCCGTCACCAGGTTTGTGTCTTCGTAGTGCTCTTTTTTGCCGGTATGGACATCTGTAAGTTCGATTACACTTTTTCCTTTCAGCATCATTATTCCTCCGTATTCAGATAGTCGGTTGTGATGGACTTTAGATATCCATCTGCACCGCTGATGATAAATCGATATTTTAGCTGTCCAGTAGTTGCTTTCTCCGCCCAGGAATCCACACTGATGGCTTCGAGAGCAGCCTTCGACATTCCGGATTTTTCCTCGGACAGCTTTGCCCACACAGCATTGATGCAGCTCCACCAGTTTGCTCCGTCATCAAAGGAGACCGCAAACAACACCTCGTCCGAGCAGTCAGCAGTTACCTTTTCAATGCCAAGAATTGTGGAATCTGACATATCGATGTTTTCGGAATAAAGCACCTGAGGAATCGGTACTCCCGTGTAGCTTACCTTCATGTCTGGGAAGAGATTCTCGGAATCATGCCAGTAAAGGATGGTCGGATCATGCAGCGTGATGAGTAGCTTTCCATCCGGGATATCCTGTATACCACGTGTCTCAAAAAGCTCTGCTGTGAGTTCTGTTTCCTCTAATTTAACAAGCACATTCTCTTCCACGGTATACAGAGTGCCATCTGCATCTGAGATGAGATATCTTCGGTTATACGGATCAAGAAAAACAGGTGCATGGTCCACATATTCAAAGCTGTTCCCGGATTCATCCTTCGGGTTAAAAGAGATAATCTTTCCGGTAAGGGCCGTAAAGGAAAGCGTGCCATCCCCAGTGACAAGACTGGAATCTGCCAAGTAGCTGCTGTTGGTTGGAATCGTGTCAAAGAAGACACAGATTTCTCCGGTATCGAAAAGAATTGCATCCCAGACCATCCGAGTTGCTTCGTTTCGATTGCCGTGCACAGAGTAGCCTTCCCAGCGGATACGAAGAAACTTGTAGGTTCCCCATATCGTGCCTTCCTCTCTTCGAAGTGTCATAAGATCGGTATCCCTGCGGACGATTTTCAGCTGTTCCGTATTCTCGCCAAAGCCAATCCAGGAGTTACCACTGACATAAAGGGTAGCGGCTGTTTTTCCTTTGTACTGAAACCAGTCAACGCCTTTTACGGTATCGGTGCCATCATCCTGCAAAGAATTATTTCGAAGGATCTCCATGTGCTCTGTGCTCTTTAAAAGATCTTCGATAGTTCCATAATCAAACATTGCTTACCTCCAGTTCTTTTATTTCTGCCATGTTTTGAAGCCCAAGTGAAAATGTAGCAAGTCGTCCCCGGTCGATCTCCTGGTCCTGACCAGAAATACGTGTGCTGAAAGATTTCTTCAGCTTTACGGCACCATCGGTAATCTCAGTAAAGCTATTCAACGGAAGATCAGCAGCATACAAAACCTTCATATTGATAAAGGGAAGCGTATCAAAGGGCAGAATTGCAAGGTCCGTCAGACTATCAAAGTTTTCCGTCGGAATCACAAGCTTCAGCATCCGGCCACGATCAAGGCGGACATTGCTATTTCCAGAGAGGGTATACTCTTTACGGAGCTTGAATACGTCATCATCAAGGACATATCCCTTCTGGTAATGCATCTTCTTTTTATCAGCGGTTTCTACCACATCATGTACAATCGGTGCAAAGAGGCGAAGCGAGTCCTTCATGGACCGCATCGGCATTCCGGTTAAGGAGATAGATGCCACGTGGTCATTTAATCCTGTCCTTTTCGGAGCAAGGAAATGTACCGTAACAGCGTCATGCAGCGTATGCGTTGGCATAGAGGAAAGAAGAATCTTCTTCAGGGTATCGTCTGCCGTGATCCGTCCATCCCAGCGTTCCTGCACACCAAGTCCCTGGCCGGTGATCGTCGCCATGATATTTTGTGCCTCGATATGCCCGGTTCCATTTTTTATGGAGATCAGTACCTCAAAGGTATGAAGCTGATTTGCCGTAAGGCCGATGATCGGGTAATAGAGCGTCAGGAGATGCTTGCCGCTGAGCCAGGATTCCTTCGGATGGAATTCCTCAACCTCATGACCATCCAGCATATAGAAAACAGAGAGTGCGGTTTTCCCGTCCTCGTTCCAAGAAAGTGGAAAGGAAATCACCTTCTTGTTTTCCACTTCGTTTCCCGCGTCATCTGTAGTTGTTCCAAGGTCAATGGTCGTTTCTGCAGTAAGCGTCCGGGTATCAGGATTACTTTCCACCTCCATGATCGCTTGGGCATGAAATTCCGCATTGGTCTCATCGCCGGATGCAAACTCCATGTTGATGATGGACAGTTTTTCTTCTCCGGCATCCAGTGCCAGGGCATTGGTGAAGGTGTAGATGCTTAGCTTCGTTTCACCAATGGAGCTGATCAGGCCACTGATGTTCTTGTCGTTTTTGCTCTTTGCTGCAGCAAGCCTTGGATTCTTTCCGACGCACTTCACCGTCTGCTTTCCATTGATTTTCGTATAGATAGAGGTGATCGCGGATTGCTTGGTTTCATCTGCATGACCGCCGGTAAAGCGGAGCACATCTCCCAGATCCAACGCAGGATTGCCGATGGTTTCTGAATCAAAGGGCACATATTCCACAGTCGAGACAACATCAAGAATCGTGTTAATAATTCGCTTTCTCGTCTCTTCCAAGCCAAATTGCAGAAGCGGATTCACGCCAAGGTTCATCGTCAGGCCATCATCTGGATCCCTGGCATAGTATTCTGCTGTTTCCGTCTTTTTGTTGGTGGAGCTGACCGCTGTATAGCGAGTAACGAAATCGGAAAAGCTGCTGCTGAAGCGATGACGGATATCAATGGCCATGACTGGCGTGCTCCCGTAAGAGGTCAGAGAAAGCTTTCCATAACGATTAATGACTGCAAAGCATCCGAGTGTCTGTGCGAGGTAATAGAGAAAATCACGCCAGGATTCGATATCATTATCCTGATAGATACCAAGAAGCTCCGTGCCATTTGGCAGAGCCTCGATTTCTTCCTTTGTTTGCGCAAGCTCCACATGGCATGCCTTCGATAGCAGAGAAAGAAATTCATAGGGAACTGCACTGGAAAGGCCTTTATTAAAGGATTTATCCAGGTTCAGCATTCCATCATAGGCTTTCAGCTCCAGTGTTTTGATACGGCGATTGGCTTCGGCCACATAGAACACACCCATCGGAATGCTTTCCGTACTGCCATCGTCAAGCAGCAGATGGAACCAGAGCTTGATTTCAGCGCCGTCCAGGGTGTATCGGTCGATATCACAGAACAGGCTGATGCCAAGCTCTGCGGCATACACTGAGCCAAGCTCAATTTCAGAGTTTCCGCAGCACTGTCTTGAAATATATCCGCTGCCTTTTACGATATCTTCATTTCCAAATTCATAGGTTTTCTTATCACTGGTGATGATCGTGCCGGTCCAGTAATATTTTCTTGTGTTACTTTTGATTGCCTGCATAAAGGCATCCGATACTGGATACACAGCACCACCTCCATTATAATTCGTTCAGGGTAAAGCTCACTGTCCACAGTCCCTTGTAGGATGTGTCCTTTTTGAGCTTCGCTTTAAAACCGCTGATATACATTTCCGTTTCCTTTTGCGCTAAGTCCTCGGTATCGAAGTAAAGAACTGTTATCTTCGGCAGTTTGGAATATACCGTCAGCTTTTTAAGCCACACGGGTGACACCGAAAAGGACACCGCGATTTTTACCACACCGCTTCTCACCACATCCCTCTGCGTGGTTCCGGCTTCTGTTTCTCCGCTGGAATCCGCTTCAACATCGGAAAGGTCGATGTCGTAGGAATCCGGCAGAGGAAGGTCAGTGCCGTTGAAATTCAAATATTGCATAAACGCCATCGTTACCGACCTCCGCTTCTAAGATTTGCCCTCTTCTGGGCATTGATAATGACCTCGTCCAGCATCGTGCCGCCGAGGTACACAGGAATAACAATATCGCCGCTTGGGTTATTCACCTGCGACAGCCCCTCACGAATTGCCGCCGTAATGCCGGAGAGCGTATCTGCTGTTCCTGCGGACACTGCCGCTGTTGCCGTCTCCATTCTCCCAATCTGCGGATTGATCACCATATCTGACGCAACACCGTCCATTGCCTTGGCTACCAGACCTTTGCTCTGTTCGATGCCTTTGGCTAGTCCCCGCATAAAGTCCGGCATCCAACTCTCGTAGTCTGTCAGCGGTCCCTCATCCGGCACAGAGAAGTGCAGGACGGAGCGAATTTTGTTTGCCACACCAGTTACCGCATCGGTAACTGCACTGATGCAGGACTTGATGCCGTTAACGATGCCCATAACGAGGTCTTTGCCCCAGTTGAATGCCTGGGATGCCAGCCCCTTTACATAGCCGACTGCTTTTTCAAAGCCGGAATGAATCACGTTGTAAATCTGTCCGATAGTGCTTCCGATGGCGGTTTTCACATTGTTCCAGATGCTTGTAACCGTACTTTTGATAGCATTCATCACTGTAGAAACCACAGATTTGATGCTGTTCCATACGGAAGAAACCACGCTCTTGATGGCATTCAGCACCGTTGTTACAGCAGTTTTGATGGCATTCCATATGGTGGTTACCACATTTTTTATTGCAGTCAGCACCGTAGTAATAACGCCCTGAATTGCCGTCCAAGCCGTCTGGAAAATATTCTTGATGGTTTCCAGAATCGGTGTGAGGAAGGTCACGATACCGTTCCAAATCTCACTGATTTTCTGTGATATAGCGGTTAATGCCCGTTCTATCAGAATGCGGATTGCTTCAAATATCGTTTCAAACAGATATCGGAATGCTTCCAAAAGCGGAGAAATCGTGTCGTAAATGCTTTGCCAGATGGAAGTAATCGTGTTCCAGATGGTAGTCATAACTCCGCTGATAGCTTCCCAAGCAGAGGTGAACACGCCCTTGATGCCTTCCCACAGCGTGGTGAAAAAGCCGGAAATTGCACCCCAGACCGTCTGTGCCAAAGAAAGAATGCTTTCCCAAGCTGTAGACAGGAAGGATGTAATTGCGTTCCAAGCCGTAATGACCGCCTGCTTAATGCCCTCCCACAAATCGATCCAAAACTGCCGGAATCCCTCGTTGGTGTTCCAAAGATAAATAAAGGCAGCCACCAGTGCGGTAATAGCTGCGATAATGAGGACGATAGGATTGGCAAGCATGGTGACATTCAGAGCCGCAAATGCTGTTTTTACTGCACTGATAGCACTTGCGATTTTCGGAACGACTGTCATAATCGTACCAACCGCAGAGATTACCTTTCCGATCACAATAAGAACGGGACCGATAGCCGCCGCAAGCAATGCAACCGTTACAACCACTTTCTTTGTGACTTCGTCCATACTGTTCAGCCAGTCCACGAACTTCTGTACCCAGCCGACAATCTGCTTGATGGCAGGCATCAGCAGCTCGCCAAAGGAAATGGCAAGACCCTCAAGAGCAGATTTCAGAATCGTGATTTGTCCCTGCAGGTTGTCGAGCTGAGTATCTGCCATCTGCTGTGCGGCTCCGGCACTGTTTGTGATAGAGTTTTGCAGGCTGTCCCAGGTATCGCCGGTGTTGGCAAGCAAAGCATTGACCGATGCAAGGTCGGTCTTATTGAATATGGTGGCGATGATATTGGCTTTGTCAGCCGAAGTCATGCCGTCCATGCTCTTATTGAGGTCACCGAGGATGTCGTTGAGAGAACGCATATTTCCGTTAGAGTCATAAACAGAAACTCCCAAGGCATCCATCTGCGCCGCCGCTTTGTCGGTTGGATTCTGCAAAGACAGAATCACATTTCGCAGATGGGTACCGCCTTCAGCACCCTTGATACCGTTGTTGGCAAGGATGCCAAGAGCAGTGTTCAGCTCTGCCGTACCGCCCTTGATGGACTTTGCCGTTGCGCCGATGGTCAGGATACCTTCGCCAAGCTGTGCCACCGAGGTGTTGGTGGACGAAGCGGTCTTTGCCATCTGGTCGACCATCTTCGTTGACTCATCCACGCCCATGCCAAGGGCAGACATGGCATCTGTTACCATGTCAGATGCAGACGCAAGGTCAATGTCACCTGCAGCAGCAAGGTTCAGAACGGTTGGCAGAGTATCGCACATCTGCTGGGTATCGTATCCGGCAAGTGCCAGATAGTTCAGAGCATCTGCACATTCTTTTGCGGAGAATGCTGTCTCTGCCCCCATTTTTTTAGCAAGCTCGGACAGCGTATCCATCGTGTTGACGGACTGCCCATCCACCGTAGACATGGCGTCCTTCGTCACGCCCATCGTAGCCTGAACCTGCGACATAGATGATTCAAAGTTCGCCGCTGTGGTGACTGCCGCCGTACCAAGACCTGTAACTGCCGCAGTAACCGGGAGCATTTTCTGTCCGGCAGAAGAAATATTGTCTCCGACCGTTTTCAGCTTTTCGCCGTTTGCGGCAATCTTCTGCAGTGCCGCATCGGACTGCTTTGCCTGTTCCTCCAGCTTTTTGAGTTCTTGCTCGGTTTCGATGATTTCCCTCTGCAGGGCATCATATTGTTCCTGCGAGATATCACCGTTGGCAAGTGCTGTGTTTGCCTGTTCAGCCGCTGTCTTTAGAGTGGTCAGCTTTTCCTTAGTTTCAGATACCGCATCAGAGAGGAGCTTCTGCTTCTGTGCAAGAAGCTCTGTATTACCGGGGTCAAGCTTCAACAGCTTTTCGACATCCTTCAGCTGTGCCTGGGTATTCTTAATTTCCGAATTGACACCCTTTAAGGCTGTCTGTAGTTTGGTCGTATCACCGCCGATCTCAACAGTGATACCCTTGATTCTGCCTGCCGCCATAGCGCACCTCCTCTCTGCAAAATTGGCATAAAAATAGCCCGGCATTGCTGCCGAGCGTTAAAATAAATCGAAGTCTTTTTGCGTAGCCATCTGCGAATATCCCTTATACTCATCATTTCCGCTTTCTGCGTACATATCGTTGACCATTCCTATCGTGAGCAGATCGAGGTCACGAATAGAAATGCCAAGCTGTACGCAGCGGAGCAGAAATAAGGGTGTTGTCATTTTGCGGTCAGTTGGGCGAAGTTTTTTTTAGAAGAAACATCCGTCTGCACGTTCAGTCCCCACAGCTCGATGATCTTCGGCAGCACCTGGTAAATGGAAAAGGTGCTGAATTCATCCAGCCATTCCTCTGGGGAGTCAGGGATAGATGGGTCTGCGTGCTTTGCCATCACATAAGCGATGTTCTCGAACATTTCCAGAGAAAACATATCCAGTCGAGAATTTTCCGCATCGCCATTTCCCACAGCCTTGCCGAGCGCATCTAGGTCTTTGTAAATGTCCCGATGAAATTTAATACGGTAAATACGAGGAATCGCCGCAGATGCCTTGAATGGCACCTGCTTCCCATCAATTTCAATTTTCTGAATCATACTCATAGCTTTACTCCTTCACTGCCTTTCCGGTTGACTTGGTGTTTTGCTCAGATACATCCGATGCAGCTTCTGCGGCTGCCGCAGGAAGATATACAGCTTTGTACCAGTCCGCATAAGTCTTTTCCGTGGTATCATCCCCGGTTTTAGCCTTGACATAGCCGCTTGCCAGCGGAGTAGCCTTGACCGACAGCGTTTCCGTCTGCACCTCGATCTCATCTTCGTTAGTCTGGGATTCGATAGACGGACGGCTTGCCGCACAGTTATACAGTACATGACGAATTTTCTTCACATCACCATCAAACTCGAACAGAAGTGCAAAGTTTGCCGTTTCCACATTGGCGTTCTCCACCAGTACCTTGTTGGTATCCAGCGTTTCTTTCAGCACATCGGTACGAAAGGATTCAGGAATCATCGCAAGCTCCAGATCACCCTCATACCCCATGTTGTTGCTGATGGTGTAATAAGCGTAGCCGTCCGCATAGAAGTTGCTCGGCTCACCGTTTGCATCCAGGGAAAGGGATACCGCACCGGGCATCGGAACAGGAGTTCCAAAGGACACATCACCGCTATCACCGATGGTCTGCAAAGCGTAATGCACATTGCAGATATTAAATTTCACCTTATTCTTTTTGGCCATATCAGTTTACCTCCATTTCAAATGTGTACAAGACTTCGTAAAGGTTCTCCGACTCAATCCACACCTCGGTTTTCTCATAAAAAATGCCATGCTCATCAAACACAGCTTCGACCTTCTGTTCTGCCGACAAGTCCTTGCAGTCGGTATACAGTTCGATATGGATTTCATTAATTTTGTAATAGACCTTGCCGTCAGCGGAAAAGTTGTCACTGTTCGGAATCAGATAACAAATGAACGGCGGGTCCGGACTCTCCCCCTCTGCAAAATGGTCATACGCAAAGGGCAGTCCGATTTGTTCAAGAATCGCTGTGATTTTTTCCATTGCTTATCCTCCCAGTGCCTTTTCTACTTCGGACGCCAACGTCTGCACCGCTTTTTCTTCGGCGGGTGCAATATGCGGTCTCGCAGCAACTCGACCACCGCCGCGCTTGGCATGACCATGCTCCAGAAGGTGAGCAATCTGATAGCGATTTTTGGAATGAACCACCACATCCAGTGAGTTGGAGGTTTCCTTTACCGTTTTAACTGCCCAGCTCTTTGCATATTTACCGGTGTCCTTTGGAGCAGTTTGCGAAATTTCGTCCTTTACGGATTTTCCGGCTTTCTTCACCGCTTTTTTCAGGTCACCTGTGGCAAGGTCTGCATATTCCTGCAAGCCTTCCATAATGGCCGATGCCATACGGTCAATCGACACTCTGTCTGCTGCCATGCTCACCGCCTCACTTTCTGGCATTTCAACTTGATGGATTTCTTTTTGAAATTCATGTGGTCGATGCCGAGGATGTTGTAGGTACTGCCGTTGTAAACCACTCTGTATTTATCTGAGGTGATCTCTGCCGCATTCCGGCACCAGCGAATGGTAAAGTCCATCTTGCTGTTGTCCACGATCATTCCGGCATCGGTGTCCTCATTCGGAGATTCCGCACTCACTGTGGCATAGCAGGAATACCAATCCGTCCATGTGTTTTTATGATTACCAATGCTGTCTACCAACACTTCGTTTTTCTGTACGGTAATCCGCACATTCAAAAGAGCCACATTCATCAGAATCCCTCCTTGCGGATGCCAAACAGCAGGGAACGGAGAGACAGCGTTAAATCATGATGGTCTGCATCTTCTCGATGTTCATACAAATATGCCACCGCATACATGACAGCAATCTTCGCCACAGGCTCTTTGGCAAAGTCCCCTGCGTAGAGCCTTGCCACATCAGCACAAAGCATTTCTGCCGACTGCAGAGCATTTGAAAGAAACTCATCATCATCTTGGAAATCCACCCGCAGATACTGTTTCATCTCATCCAAAGATACAATCATATCTATCACCACCTCGAATCAAAAGATTAGGCACAGCCCGGTTGTCAGAGCTGTGCCGTATAAAATCAGTCTGCCTTGAGTTTCAGAATCTGCACTGCTTCCGGCAGAATCAGCTTGCCGTCCACACGCTCCTTGGCAACATAGCCGATCATGCCATTGCCAGCGAACAGTTCGTTGAGCTGCTTAAAGGAACGGGTTCCGCGGTCACCGATGTTGTAATAGCTGTAATCACCGAATGCAATAGCATTCTCCGGCGCATACGCAGAGGTATGAACAGCGTAGCCCAGCACCTTGTCCGGCTCACCTGCCTGATAGGACGGCTGCCAGATATAGGCACCGTTGTTGTCCTTCAGCTTGCGGAGCTGTGCCAGCGTCTTATCGTTCATGATGAAACTTGCGTTCTTACGATACGGGCGCTTAAGAGCGTATACCAGGTCGAGCATATCATCCGACTTGATCGCAGCAGAAAGCGTACTGGCTACTGTACCGCCACCGGTCGCTGCGAAAAGGCCGGTCGGCTTGCCGGAGCCGTCACCGTTGAGGAACGCATCCTCCTCGGCATTGGCGAGTGCCTTGCCGAACTGAGTGATGATATAATTCTCCAGATCGAACGCATTGTCGTAGAGAAGCTCCTCGGTCACCTTGATTGCAACATGGAGCTTGTGGGCATCCAGAAGGATCTGACTAAAGGTGGCATCACCAAAGGTGAGCGCACCGCCTTCCTCAATCCATGCAGCCGCAGGCTTGGTAGCTGCGATGTTGATCTTATGCTCACCGGAAGTCGTGATGATGTGGCCTAGGCTGCGCATGATGTTCTCTTCGGTAAGGACATCGATCAGTCGGCTGTCATACTCCTCCGGTACGAGATAGCCGCCGTCAGCATCCACGCCTTCCTGCAGGATATTGGAAACCTGCTTGAAGTTGCTGCGGAGTGCTTTCAGCATACCCTCGCAGTATTCATCGGACGCACGACCGGTTTTCGGCTTTGTCTTGCCGTCTGTGGTCATCGGCTTTGCCACTATAGGCGTATTCACAGGCTTATTCAGCTCGTTCTCCATCGCCTCCATCTGCTCCATACGCTCAATCTCAGCACTGTAGTCCTTGATTTTCTTTTCCATATCGGCATAAGCCGCGGCATCTTCTGCGGAAAGCAGACCGTCCTTGTCACGCTTGCTCTCCACAAATGCCTTTGCACCCTGCCATGCCTTATTGCGTGCTTCACGAAGTTCATTGATCGTCATAATAAATTACCTCCAGTTTTTGATTAAATCGAGCCGTTCCATCAGGGAATCGGCATTGGTCTTGGTTTCGGATTTCTGTTTGATTCTGCACTTGGCAGCAATCTTATCCATGAGATGATTGGTGACAGTCATACGGGAATACACATTGCTGACCTGCGGGACTTCCACAGCGTCAGCTGTATTTCTCTGCATGATTTCGTCTGCAAATCCCATCTCCACAGCACTGTTCGCATCCATCCAGGTCTCTGCGTCCATAAGGTGTGAGAGCTTTGCCCGGCTTATGCCCGTTTTAATTTCATAGGCATTGATGATGGACTCTTTTACTTCATCAAGCATAGAAATAGCCTTCTGCATCTCCGAAGAGTCACCGAAGGCTACCGTTGCCGGATTGTGGATCATGAGCATGGACACCGGGGATACCAGCACCTTGGTACCTGCCATCGCAATGACGGATGCCGCCGATGCTGCGATGCCGTCAATCTTGACGGTCACATTGCCCTTGTAGTCCATGAGCATATTGTAGATTTGTGCCGCCGCCACGCAGTCACCACCAGGCGAGTTGATCCAGACGGTAATGTCCCCACTGCCGCTGTTCAGCTCATCTCTAAAAAGTTGCGGCGTGACATCATCGTCAAACCAGCTTTCCTCTGCGATGGTGCCGTTCAGAAACAGCGTCCTCTCCAGTGTCTGCTCCTGCGTCTCCTGATTCGTCACCGTCCTGTTTTTCCAGTTCCAGAACTTCTTCATCAGAATTGTTCTCCTTCCCGCTGGCGGCAAAGATTCCTGCGTCTGCCAGCTTAGTCATATTGCCGTTGATGAGATAAAGGTCACCGCCGTCCTCGGCAGGAATGCGGTCAAGGTTTTCAAGCTCCCGGATGTCGTTTGCACTCATCCAGCCGTTCTGTCTTGCTGTGGCATAGCCATTCATACGGCTCTGATAGTCACCACGAAGCAGACCGTCTACGTTGAACTTGATAAAATACCGAGATTTGTCACCAGAAGAAATCAGTACCCTCGCCAGTGACTGCTCCCATCGGACAAGCCAGGGTTCCAGGGTGTATTTCACGAATTCCAGTGACTGCTGCTCAATATTAGAAAAGCTCGACTTTTCGAGGTCACCGACCATGTGGGGCGGCACTCTGAAAATTCGAGCTATTTCATTAATCTGAAATTTTCTTGTTTCCAAAAACTGTGCTTCATTGGGTGAAATGGAGATCGGCGTGTACTTCATGCCTTCCTCCAGTACAGCAATCTTGTGGGAGTTTCCGCTGCCGCCAAAGGTCTGTGTCCAGCTGTCACGCACCTTGGACGGGTCTTTCAGCGTTCCCGGATGCTCCAATACACCGCTTGGTGCAGCACCGTTGGCATAGAATTTACTGCCATATTCCTCTGCGGCAATCGCAAGGCCGATGGCGTTCTTTGCCATAGCAATGGGGCTGTAACCCACAAGACCGTCAAAGCCAAGACCGGGAACATGGAGAACATCGCTCGGTTTCAGCCGAACAGTGCCGCCCTTTGTAGTCTTTGCTTCATCGGTCGAGGTCTGGTATTCATAGTAAAGATGTCCTTTCTCATCCCTGTCCACCGTCATGCGGTTTGGCATCAACGGATACAGAGCTACGACCTCGCCCTTGCCGTTTCGGATAATCTGTGCGTAGGCATTACCCCAAAGGAGCAGATGCGTCATGAGCGTTTCCCGGAATACAAAACTTGTCATTTCCGGGTTTGGCTCATCATGCAGTACAAAATACAGCGGATGGTCGATTGCTTTTTCCTTGCTCCCGCCATCGGTGTATCTGTAAAGATGAAGCGGCAGTCCTGCGACAGCTTCCGACAAAATACGCACACAGGAATACACCGCTGTCATCTGCATGGCAGAGCGTTCGTTTACCTGTTTGCCGGAACTGCTGCCGCCCATGAAAAATCGATAGGCACTGCCTGCCGTACTGTCCTTGGGAGCATCTCTGCTCCGAAACAAACCACTCAAAATCCCCATAGGAATCACCGTCCTTCCTTAAAAAACAAGCAATCCTCTTGTGTCATACACGCTTTTGCCTGCATAGTTGCCACATCGGATTGCTCTGTCCAGTGCCATGATCGTTGCCACAGCACCGTCAATCTTTTCTGTTGATTTCTCTTTGTCCGCCTTGATGTTGCCTGCTGGATCAGTACGGATAAAAATGTTATCCATATTCCACCGCAGAACCGGGTGACCGCCATGTGCGATTCGCTGTTCCAGCACCAGCTTCATCAACTCCTTGGTCGGTGGGGACATATCCTTGAATCCCTGTCCAAACGGAACAACTGTAAATCCCATGCCATCAAGGTTCTGCACCATCTGCACAGCACCCCATCGGTCAAAGGCAATTTCTCGGATATTAAATCGTTCTCCGAGCCGTTCGATAAATTTTTCTATGTAGCCATAATGCACCACATTGCCCTCAGTGGTCTGCAAATAGCCTTTTCGCTCCCACACATCATAGGGGACATGATCTCTGCGGACACGCAGGTCAAGAGTATCCTCTGGCACCCAAAAATACGGCAGGATGATGTATTTATCATCTTCGTCCTGCGGAGGGAACACCAGCACAAATGCTGTAATATCCGTTGTAGATGAAAGGTCAAGACCTCCATAGCAGACACGCCCTTCCAGTTCATCCTCATCCACAGGGAACGCGCAGGCATCCCATTTTTCCATCGGCATCCAACGAACTGCCTGCTTGACCCACTGATTCAGACGGAGCTGTCGGAAGGAATTCTCCTCTCCCGGATTCTGCTTTGCGGAGTTGCAGGCAGCTTCGACTTTATCGATACCAACTGTGATATCCAGGCTTGGATTAGCTTTTCGCCATACTTCCGGGTCTGTCCAATCGTCCGAATCGTCCGCACCGTAAATTACAGGATAAAAGGTAGGGTCAATTTTACGGCCGTCCAGAATATCCTTTGCTTTCTGGTGTGTTTCATAGCAGATGCTGTTGGTATCTGTCCCGGCTGTCGTAATCAGAAAGTACAGCGGCTGCATTCTGGCATCGCCGGAGCCTTTTGTCATAACATCAAAGAGCTTTCGGTTTGGCTGTGTGTGCAGCTCATCAAAGACCACGCCATGAATGTTGAAGCCATGCTTGGAGTAGGCTTCTGCCGAAAGCACCTGATAGAAGCTGTTGGTCGGTGTATAAATAATTCGTTTCTGCGATGCAAGGATTTTCACACGTTTGTTCAGTGCCGGACACATCCGCACCATATCCGCAGCAACATCAAACACGATGGTGGCCTGCTGCCGATCAGCGGCACAGCCGTATACTTCGGCTCGTTCCTCACCGTCACCACAGCACAGCAAAAGTGCCACAGCTGCCGCAAGCTCTGATTTTCCCTGTTTTTTTGGAATTTCCACATAGGCAGTGTTGAACTGACGGTAGCCGTTTGGTTTCAGCGTGCCGAACAGGTCACGAATGATCTGCTCCTGCCAGTCGATGAGTTCAAATTTCTTTCCTGCCCATGTGCCTTTGGTGTGGCACAGGCTTTCAATGAACATCACCGCAAAATCAGCGGCATCTTTATCGTAAGTGCTGTCCTCGGCTTTGAACTTGGTGGGTATGTATTTCTTCAGTTTTCTCAAAATCTCACCTCCGGGCATAAAAATAAGCCGCATTGCTGCGACCATCGAACTATATCGTATAACGAGGAACACACCCTTGCGGGCGGTTCTTCGGAAATCTTCTGCTTTAGTTGTATTCCTTCATCAAAATGGCAAGTGTCGTCTCAGTTGCTTTGTCGGTTGGGGCGATGTCCAGCCCTCTGTCGTAGCTGTAGGTGATTTTGCCGTCACGCTTTAACATCAGCTTGGAAATCCTGCCGCCGTCAATGCCGTAGTCTTCGCTCGGCTCTTCGTAGTGCTTGACCCAGTAATGGAAAATGCTGTTCTGAACCTTGATACTGCCTTCTGCCCACATGGTTTATGCCTCCCTTCTTACCAGGTTGAAATCCGTAATGCTGTAACCGTTCTTTCTGCAGTAATCGCAAACCCAATCGTCTGCGTTTTTTGCGTTCTTGAAGGCTTTGAAATCCATCCAGACCAACTTGCCCGGCTCGATTGCTGTCAATGCTCTTACTACCCAAGTCGTGTTCTTTTTCATGGTGTGTACCCTCCGTTTTTCTTTCTTGTTTTCCATTCGGTGTACACATATTCGCTCTTTACGGCAGATATAGCAATACAATTACTACACGATCTTATGGGCAATTATTCCACGCATAATTGTGTAGTTTATGACTGCATAGAACGATGGATGGTGTCCAAAATCTGCTCCTGTTCTGCAGGCTCCACACCAATGCTGTCCAGTGCTTCTCGTGTGCCGCAGTCTGGGCAGATCAGTGTCTGACCGTCTGCCCTCGAAAGGGCAGGCACACCGCGATAGGCTTTATGGCAGCGTGGGCAGATTTTTAAAGCAACTGTATTTTCATTCTTCATAGCTTATCCTCCTGCTGTTCTCAATGGCTCTAATCAGAATTTTCTCATCAAAGCCAAAGGCTCTGTACCCGTCAAGGCAGATGCGGACATAGTAGCCGCTTGGGATGCCAAGTGGTCTGTCCTCATGCATGATATAAACATAGCATCTGCGGTTTCGGATTTTTCCAGTGCGGATGCCTTTGATGGGCAATTCCATCTCCGCTTTGTAATAAAAGGTGGGAAAACCCTCGTAGCGGTCAAGCTCCACTTCGTCTGCGGCTGTGGTTGCCCACACCGCAACAGGGACGATGCCGCCGGCCTTCTTCTCGATGGTGAGATAAGAGCCGGTCTGACTGCCCTTGAACAGCAGCTCGTAGTCTTTGATTTCCGATGTTCCGATGATTCTTGCCTGTGGGCAGCGAACACGCATCTGCGCGATGTTCAAGTTACTGCCGTAGGCGATGTAGTATCTTTTTTCCATAATGGTATCCATCCTTTCCGAAGGAATCACCCTTCTACCACCTAAAGACCGCCGAAGCGGTCGGAGGTTAGGTGGCAGGAGGCTGACTCCTGCGGTTTCTTCAAGCGGCTCTGCCGTTTCTGAAGGCTGTATCTCCTGTAAGTCTCTTGGTAAGGATTTCTCTTGCGGTCTTGAATTCGTCTCCGATGAATCCGAGCCGTAAAAGCCAAGTCCTCATGGCGTATTTTGGATTTTCGTTCTGCTGTGGCTTGGGGCTTGCGGTCTTTACCGTCTTAGCCATCTGGCTCAGTGCAAGGCAGAGCTGAATGTAGCTTTTGAGCTGTCCTGCGTGAAGTCCGTTCTGTCTGCCGTCCGCAGGGGCATCGAATTGGAAAAGCCGAAATTCAATGGTTCCCTTGGTAAAGGTAGCGTGGTAGTTGAGCATATGGTAGCGGCTGTCGTTGTAGTGTTGGCTTCTGCCATAGTTTGCACCGTTGGCGGTGTACCAGATGTCTGCGAAATCCGCCATCGTCTGCGGCTTTTTCCGATTGATTTCTGCAAGGAAGGTGGGGTTTACCGTTCTGCAGTAGCGGTGCATTCTGCCTCGGTCGAGGTTCAAAGCGTCTGCAATCAGGCTTTCGTGGCTTGCCATGATGTTTGCGAGGTTTCGCATCGTCTGCGGTGTGTGACCTTTTGCACCGACGTGAATGTGGACTCCGCAGCCCCTTGTGGCATCGCTTTTCGCTCCTGCCTTGCGAAGTCTGCGAATCAGCTCCTGCAGGGTTTCCATATCGGTATAGGTCAGGATCGGCGTTACCATTTCGCATTTCTCGCTGTCGCATCCTGCGATGCTGACATCCTTTTGGAATTTCCACTCTCTGCCGTCCGCATCCCAGGCTGACCAGGTGCTGTAGCCGTTCCTTGCGGCTGTGTTCTCGTATCTGCCTGTTCCGAAGAAGTCGGCGGCGAGCTTTGCGGCTCTGCTTCTTTCGATGTGGTTCATCTCGACCTCAACGCCGATAGTCTGCTTTTTCATATCTGCAATCTGATTTGTGATTTTTTCGTTCATGGTGTGTACCTCCGTTTGGCTTTTTTGCTTTGTTTTCCCTTTCGGTGTACACATATTCGCTCTTTACGGCAGATATAGCAATATAATTACTACACAAGGTTTTCTACAACATATTGTGTATCTCTGGCATCAATACGCTATATTCTGCGCACATCATCTTCACCATAGATCACATTCAGATGGGAACCGTTGTCCCAAGCCACAAGAAGCGATGCCGTATCATCCACGCCTTCGACCGTACCCCTGGCGCCAATCGGCGGAGCCTGAACATCATCCATTCGCAGAAGCTCCACTCTTGTGCCAACCGGGTACTGCCTGCGTACCTGTTCCACAATCTCTTTACTCGGAAATCTCATCGTCTGCCGCCTCCTTCACTGTTTTGAATGCACTGCTGCCTGTCAGATTTTTCAGCAGAATCTTTCGGTCTGCCTTGTACTCCGCACCGATGAAGCCAAGCCGCAAGAGAAAGCACCGGAATGCGTATTTCTCATTGGTGACTTCCTTCTCGGCGGCGTTGATGCGTTTCTGCTCCTTGCTCATCCTGCAAAGTGCAGCAATGAAGTCGGTATAGGCTTTTGCCGTATCCGCATCCGGATAGGTATCGAACCAAGGGAAGGAAACCGCATCCTCGTTAATTTCTATCGGAAGTTCTGCGATACCCAGTGCCTTTTTTATAAGACTGCCTTTGGCATCAAGTAGCTTTGTAAGGTTGCCGACTGCGACCTTTTCAAGCGGAATCGCCACCGTTAGTCCGATGTTTTCGCCCTGTGGCTCGGCAACTGCGTCCTCGGAGGCTTTCTCGACGGTTTCTTCCTCGCTGCTGTCGGCGGCTGCGTCAGGCATTTCTACGGCAGTAAAGCCACGCTCGGCAAGCTGCTCCAGCAGGTTTTCAATCTCCTCGCTGTCCGCCCGGTCATCAAACTCCAATGCGCCGTCCTTGGTGACGGTAAAGTAGTCAATTTCGTATGCGCAGGTCGGCATATATTTGTATACCGCTACAGCTCCCGTAATTTCTGAAATCGCTTTGACCAGTGCTTTCCGCTCTGCTCCCGTTCTGTTAAATTCGATCCTCATCGTGGATACCTCCTTGTTTTTTCGGTAGTACATATATCACTCTGAAGCCGATAAATAGCAAGGATTCTGTGGGGTTTTCGGTGTAGAATACCATGCAGATCATTCTGCAGATTGTTGTGCGTAGTACACAATGCCCGCCAGTACAAAGCAGACATTTGGAAGTGCCACGCCGTTGCCCCACATTTTATACTCAGCCGCATCGGAATACGGGTCTTTCAGCCATTTGATGATCTGCTTTTCCGTCTTTGGCTTCGTGGAAGTCCCCATGATTTTTCTGTGGGTTTCAAAGACTTCTGACCAGTATGCAATATCTTCTTCGGTCTGATTTTCCGTACCGAGATCATCGCACCACCAATCCGGGAATCCCTGCAGTCTTGCACATTCCGTTGGGGTAAGCCTGCGGATAATGTACTGCGGTTCTTCCGCTACGGTCGGAGGGTCTTTATAATCGGTAGCCACCAGCGTATTTGCCAGATTTTCTTCCGCTTCGGTGTGATAGGAGTTTTTGCTCGTGCTGTAGACGAGGGTTTCAGAACCACCGCCGTACATTCCACCGCTTGCACGAAGAGAACTGCCGGTATTGTTTTCTACATATTTATCATAGGCCTCCTGCGAAAAAGCCACCGCATGACGGTCTGCCGTATTGAGCGTAAAACTGACATCTTCTCCGATGCCGCTGCCCTGGGGACCGTTCTTTTCGGCTCTGCCAATCATGGAACCCTGCACCGCCACCACAGCCATGCCGCCCTGATTGCAGGACGGATTGCCGCCATTGGCATCCAGGCACCGGCTTATTTCTGCTTCATAGAAACCGCTGTGCGGATTGTCCGATTTCATGGAATTGGAATCCTTGGAGCAGATACCGTAGCACTTGGGTACAAACACCGTCTGGTCATTGTTGCAGGAAAGCGTTGCCGATTTGTTTTCCTGTATCAATGCGCCCTTGCCGCCGCCCTCACAGCCGGAACGGATTTTCAGCGTTTTCGGCGTTTCCAACACGAACGGCTGATTGTTGCCGCCCATTCCGTAAGTAGAAGAAACCGTCTGTGCCACAGAGAGAGGACCCTTGTAACGGGTATCCTGACTGTGGTTTTCAAACACAAGCGGAGGATGATTGGATGCCGCACGCAGTGTCGCAGTAAAATTCTCCGTCACATCCATACGCTGACCGCCCTGGTCGTTTAAGCACAGGCTTGACGCTCCAACGCTTTCTTCAGCACCTCCGGCAGCTCCTTGCCACGAACGGAAGCCCTGCGGAGTATACCCTGACACGCCTTCGGACTCAAATAATATTTTTCCGGCACTCCCGCCATCAAAATCTGCGACAAGGTAGATGCGTTTTCTTCGTTGGGGAACTCCCCAATACTGCGCATCGAACAGCCGCCATGCGAGGGAGAAATCCTCTCCCATGATGCAGCCTGCATTGTCCCATTTTCCGTTTGGAAGTTCAGGCACAGCATAGTCTTCTCTTTTGATTTTGCACAGCGAGCTGAGGACTGCCCGGAAGTCTTCGCCTTTGTTGGACGAGAACGCTCCCTGGACATTTTCCCAGACCACAAATCTTGGATACTTGCCATTGGTTTTGCACCTCATTTCTTTCACGATCCGCACCGCCTGATAGAAGAGAGCGGAACGCTCTCCATCCAGACCGCTGCGTTTTCCAGCCACCGACATATCCTGACAGGGACTGCCGAAGGTGATGATGTCCACCGGCGGAAGGTCGGCACCATTTTGTGCCGACACATCACCGTAGTGTTTCATCTGCGGCAGCCGTTTGGTGGTGACACGAATAGGAAACGGCTCGATTTCCGATGCCCACAAAGGTGTAATGCCGGAAATCAAGCCGCCTAAAGGAAAGCCGCCGCTGCCATCGAACAGACTTCCCAGTGTTAAGTTTTTATTCTCCATCGGCAGGCACCTCCAGATCATCAAAGCGGGTGGTCTTGCCGTCACGCACCACAGACACATTTTCCGCAGTGCCAGCCTGCTCGATATAGCGTTTTACGATGACATCGCAGTATTTCTCATCCAGCTCAATGGTATGGCAGATTCGGTTGGTCTGCTCACAGGCAATAAGGGTACTGCCGCTGCCGCCGAACGGGTCAAGCACGATGCAGTTGCTCATGCTGGAATTCTTGATTGGATAGGCAATCAGTGGAACAGGCTTCATTGTCGGATGGTCACCGTTCTTCTTCGGCTTATCAAACTCCCAGATGGTGGTCTGCTTGCGGTCGGAATACCATCGATGCTTACCATTCTTCTTCCAACCGAACAGACAAGGCTCATGCTGCCACTGATAAGGACTTCTGCCAAGAACAAGGCTCTGCTTTTTCCAGATACACGTTCCGGACAGGTAAAATCCTGCGTCCGCAAATGCCTTTCTGAAATTCAAGCCTTCCGTATCAGCATGGAACACATAGATGCTGGCATCGTTCGCCATCGCTTTTTCCATACAGGTGAACGCATCAAAGAGAAACTGATAGAATTTGTCGTTTTCCAGGTTGTCGTTCTTGATTTTGCCTGCGGTGCCCTGGTAATTCACATTATACGGAGGGTCCGTCACCACAAGGTTTGCTTTCTTGCCGTTCATCAGCAGGGTGTAGTTTTCTTCCTTGGTGCTGTCACCGCAGAGCAGTCTATGGTTTCCGAGCAGCCACAGGTCACCGCTTTTGGTGACAGGCGGCTTTTCCAATTCCGCATCCACATCGAAATCATCGTCTTTCGCATCGTCCGCAGTATCAAAAAAGCCTGCCAGCTCCGATTCATCGAAACCTGTCAGACTTAAATCGAAATCTTCTGCCTGCAGAGCTTCAATCTCAACTTTCAGAAGCTCCTCATCCCATCCGGCATCCATTGCCATACGGTTATCTGCGAGAATGTACGCTTTCTTCTGTGCTTCGGTCAGATAGTCCACAAACACACAAGGCACCTCGTTAATGCCTTCTTCTTTCGCCGCCATGATTCTGCCATGTCCGGCGATCACATTAAAGTCCCGGTCGATAATGACGGGATTGATAAAGCCGAACTCCCGGAGAGAAGAACGAAGCTTATTGATCTGCTGTGCGTTGTGGGTACGAGCGTTATTCACATAGGGAATCAGCTTATTGATATCCACCAGCTGCATTTCTGTCGTAGTCTTGCTCATCGTTCTCACCTCCATCAAAAAAGACCCCACTCGGCAAATTTCTCGAAACCGCCGATGGAGTCTATATATTCTTTCGCTTCTGCCACAATGTCCGCATACGGGACACCGTCTACCGTATCATCACCAATGGCACACACCAATGTGACAGGCTCTCCTAAATCCTGTGCTTTCAGGAATGCGTGGATATTCACAGACACATCCGCTTTCGACAGATCCTTGCCATGCAAACCACCGCCTGTAACAGAATCCGCCATGTCAGAACCAAGCTTTCTGTTAGTGTCCCCGGTATCAACATCGGTGCCGCCTGTCCAGTCACCCAGAGGATTGACCTCTGCATTCGGATAATCACCCATGAGATCGTAGCTGTCAGCGTTGCTTTGGCAGATAATCAGGCGGTTGCCATCAAGAATGTACTTTCCGTCAGAAGTGTACTTTTCATAAATAGAATGTGCAATTTCAGACAGCTTTTTCTGCTCTTCCGTCAAAGGCACACCCTTGAAAATGCCGTTGTCCCCGCAGCGAATCTGCCCGGATTGGTTTTCGGATAGATGTGCATCCTGCGGAACAATTACGATATCCGGCTGTACATCTCCGGCAATGCGGCTTATGGCATCCATGATGTCACGAATGTTCAGCTTGGCATCGGTTTCCACAATCGCATGGCAGAAGCCATGTCCGATCAGCACCTCAACTGCAATCTTAGGATTCTCTTCTGCCGCATATGCAATGTCAACGATTGCTCCGGCAATGCGGTCTGCCACCTTATCCGGGTGGCTCGGATTCACTTTTTCTATCATGCTATTTTCTCCTTGCCCGGAGCAGAAGCTCCATTGTATCGTTTGGATTATCCTCGAACACCTCAGTGCAGTTCTGCTTTACGATGTCGTAAATCTCGTACCAGATGAGGTTTGCACTTTTCTGGTACTGCTGACTCATCTGCACAAACGGGGAAGTGATCACGCCGCCTGTAGTCGGATGCTTGCCGAGCAGACCGTAGGTGCTGGTAGCTTCTTCGCACTGAATGTATCTAGCAAATGCCTGTGCATAGGCTTCGATGAGTCTGGGATTGACCAGCTTTTCGCAGTTGCGCTCCTTCAGCCACAGCCAGGTTTCTTTATAGATTTCGTCTGCACCAAGAGGAACACCGTTTTTCTGCCTTGTCGACAGATAATCGCTCGGCTTTGGCATATTCATGCCTTCCATCACAGCTCCTTCCGGCAGATCAACCGCCTCCAGTTCTGTGGGACTCAGTGTGGGAATATCATTTTTCAGGATCTGGACTTGCTGTCCTTTTTGTATTTTCTCGGCGGCAGGTGCCGGTTTATCTCCGGCACGCACTCGTCTGCCGCCACGATTTGTGCCGTCTTTCGCCATAATTTCTATTTCCTTTCTTGCCCTGGGGTTTAATACCCCGTTTGAACTGCCGTTTTTGTGCGTTTGAGGGGGCGCCGTTTTCCGGGGTCTAAAGCCACAGAGATTTTGACCGCCCCTACCGGGTCACGCACGCAGCTATCTGTCTCCAATCTCATGGTGTATTTTGTTATGACAGCTCTTGCAAAGGCTCATCAGATTGCTTCGATCATGGGTACCGCCCTGTGAGATGGGAACCTTATGGTGTACCTCATCCGCAGGAACAAGGATGCCTTGCTCGAAACACCTCTCGCAAAAGGGATGCGTCTTGACATAGCTGTCACGAATCCGTTTCCATGCTCTGCCGTACTTTTTATGCACCGCCGGGTCACGACTGTACTGCTCGTAGTTCTTTTCCACCATCTTGCGATGCTGTTCGCAGTATCTGCCATCCGACAGATTCGGACATCCGGGGTAAGCACAGGGCTGTTTCGGTTTTCTTGGCATCGGATCACCTCCTTGTCGGCATAAGAAAAGCCCTCACAGGATTGCTCCCATGAAGGCTTTGTGCTTTACGCAATTTTCTATACTACTATTATACTCATTTCCTATGTGTCATTCCATTCCAAAACGTGTCAACTTTGGTTTGGGACAGGAAAATTTCTAAGTGCGGATGCATGAATCCGATGGACGGTACTCATGGATACCGACAGATCCACTGCGATCTGCTCCCAGCTCTCGTTGTTGAGATAGCGGTAAGTAAGAAGAAGCCGTTCTTCCCGGTCTGACACACTTTCCAGCGCCGTAAGAATCTGCTTTTTTAATACGACCAGTCTGCACAGTTCTTTCTGTATCTTTTCTTCCATCTCCATAATGTCACCGAGATATTTTACAAACGGTGCATCAAGGTTTCTGCTGCTCTGTACTCTTTCTCCAAAATTAGGACTGCTGATTCTTCCTGCCAGATCTCTCAGCCGTTCCAGTTCATGGGCATCAGAGTCAATCAGTTCATTCAGCCTGTATGCCTGCTGTAAATATTCCTTTGCTGTCATAGCCTAACCTCCGAAAATATAAATTTCCCTCGGATTGACTCTGATTTTCATTGATTGTCATAGATTGGCTTTTACGGAACTGATCAGTGCGGACTGAGAAGTATCTTTTGTTTCCAGAGCCTTCATGATCTGCTCGTCCACTGTGCCTTTGGTGATGATGTGCTGAATCACCACTGTATTTGCAGTTTGTCCCTGTCTCCACAGCCTGGCATTGGTCTGCTGGTACAGCTCTAACGACCAGGTAAGACCAAACCATACAAGGTGACTGCCGCCGCTTTGAAGATTCAAGCCATGTCCTGCGGATGCCGGATGGACCAGCCCAACTGCAAACTCACCTCTGTTCCACATTTCGATACTGCCGGGAGAAGAGATTCTGGCATATTCCACCTTCAGTTCTTCCAGCCGTCTGCAGATGCGTTCCAAATCGTGTTTAAACCAATAGGCCACCAGTATCGGTTTCCCGTTTGCGGCTTCAATAATATCCTCCAGAGCATCCAATTTCTTTTCGTGTATCTCCAGAACTTTCTCATCATCCCCATACACCGCGCCGTTTGCCATCTGTGACAGTTTTCCGGTAAGACTTGCGGCATTGGCGGCTGTGATATCTCCGTTGGGGAGCTGCAGCACCAGATCCTTTTTCAGTTCCTCGTACTTTTCCTGCTCCTTTTCGGAAAGCACCACTTCATACTGCGTGCTAATCAGCTCCGGCATTTGTAAATGGTCAGTGGATTTCATGGAAATCGTGATATCTGAAATTTTCTGATAAATCGCATCTTCTGCTCCCGGCAGCGGCTTATAGCTGTAAATGATTTGTCCGTTCCTCTTGTCTGGTGCAAAGAAGGCGGTACGGTACTGGCCAATAAATCTTCCAAGCCTTGCTCCCATATCAAGCAGCTTAAATTCTGCAAACAGATCCATCAGGCCATTGGAAGATGGAGTGCCTGTCAGACCTACGATACGCTTCACTTTCGGTCTTGCCTTCATGAAAGCCTTGAAGCGCTTTGACTGCCAGTTCTTAAAGGACGAAAGCTCGTCCACAACCACCATATCAAAATCAAATGCAATACCGCTTTTTTCTATCAGCCACTGCACATTTTCACGATTGATGATGTAGATATCAGCCTGGCTCCTCATCGCCGCCAGCCGTTCATCTTCCGTTCCAACCGCAATGGCATACTGCAGAATGCTCAAATGCTCCCATTTCTGTATTTCATCGCTCCATGTCGTTCTCGCCACACGAAGCGGTGCGATCACCAGAACCTTATGCACCTCAAAGGAATCAAACAAAAGGTCTGCAAGTGCCGTCAGCGTGATGCTTGTTTTGCCAAGTCCCATATCCAAAAGAACCGCCGCTATGGGATGTTCCTCAATATACCGAATGGCATACAGCTGATAATCATGCGGACTGTATCTCATCAATGATTCCTCCAATCTGCGCTGCGGCATCAATCACATATACCCGGAATCCTAACCGCTTTAACATCTCATGCCTTGCCGCCTGCAGCGGTCTTGGTTTCTTTCCATGTGCTTTCAGCTCTGCAAATGCCATTCTTCCGTTCGGAAGAAGAATCAGCCTGTCCGGCATTCCATCGTATCCCGGAGATACAAACTTCGGACAGATACCGCCCTTTGCTTTTACTGCCTGCACCAGTTTCTGTTCAATCTGCTTTTCTCTCACTGCGTTTTCACCTCCAAAATTCACAAGACACAACCGACACAGGTATCTCAGAAAATTTCTATATGCGTATATGCGTGTATACGGGCTATATATCTGACCATATAAATATAAAAATAATTATTATAGAAATTCTTGTGATACTTGTGTCTTAGAGTGCCTGAAAGTCCCTGTTTATAAGGCTTTTTGCAAGTTCACAACCTGTCTGGAATTCACAGGCTGCACAAATCACAACCTCTCATAAATCCTCTGCCTGCCATAGATGGCAAGCTTTCTGATTTTTTCAGTACGCTCCCAGCCGTCCACTTTGGTCATGAGAGCAGCTATCGCATAGGAATCGGATGGCTTGAGGTCGGAGAGGTTCCGGCAGAAGCACTCGCTCCATATTTCTGCATTACTTACGGTCTTTCTTTGTACCGTACCCTTTGCCGAAGTGCTGTCCGTCAGGAAATTTCTTCTCTCATACAGATCCATGCTGTTCCAGTTGTCCGGCAGAAGCGTATTCAGGTATTCCTCCACGATGCCCTGACGTTCATCGGTTTCCATCGCATCAATCTGTTCGCTCAGTGCCTCACTGTTTTCCTGCTCATTCAGGTACAAAGTTTCGCCCTGCCCATAAAGGTACTTTGCCTCCGCCCAAAGCTGCACGACTTCCTCATCGGTCATATCCCACGATTTTCTTCTGCTGACACCTGTGACTTTAATCGGCCAAAATCTGCGGTTTCCCGTAATATCGCGCAGAAATCCGGACTCCGAGTTTGTTGTCCCCACAATGATGCACTGACGGGGATGGCTTTCCACTGTTCTGCCATAGGACGGGCGATAGATATCATCGGTACGGCTGACAAATGCCTTCACGACTTCCACATCGGTTTTTCTTAACCCTGCCAGTTCGCCAAGCTCCAAAAGCCAGTAGCCCTGCAGTTTTTCCGCACCGCTTTTATCCTTCATATCCATCAGGGACAGGCTGTCGGAATAATAGTCCTTTCCCATCTTTGCAAAAATCGTAGACTTGCCGCAGCCTTGGGGTCCTACCAGAACAACGACCGAATCAAACTTAATGCCAGGCTCGTAGATTCTCGCTACCGCCGCCACAAAAGATTTTCTGGTGGCAGCTTTGACATATGCGGTATCCTTTGCACCAAGGCAGTCAATATACAGATTTTCAAGCCGCACTGTTCCGTCCCACTCCGGCAGTGCATCCAGCCATTCACGCAGGGGATGGAAATGCCTGTCCTCTACGACTTTGGTGAATGCCACCTCATAATTTCTGCCGGAGAAGGTTTCATAACGAATATCAATCAGAGCTTTCATCTGTGCGGTATCCGCATCCCGCCAGAAGGTATTGTCGCATGGTCTTGTCCAGGGAACATCGCCTGTGATCTGCACTCTGCCCACCATCTCATTAAATGCGATATTGGCAAAATCGGGATCATTGTTCAGAATCAGCATAAGGTTCCATACACTGTTCTCCAGGCACTTGCTCCTTGGCATATAACGCAGACCTGTTTTCCAATCCTCTTTCCCATCAAAATCTGCCGCCGCATTTTTCTGCTTCTCTTCAAGGATCAGCAGCTTTACCTTGTCCTGCGCTATCGCAAATTCGCACATCTGATTGAAGGATTTCTTTTCTTCCAGATCACCGAATTTATGGATGCGTACCAGTTCAAATGCATTGCAGAGTCTGCCGCCTGCAGGGTCTGTGGCATGATGGCTGTATACGAATTTATCATCATAGATAACCACGCCTGCAGAGCCTTCGCCGGGGATATAATCATATCTGCCGGAAATATCAGCTGTCGGAGAATATACGTCCGACAGAAATTCACTGATAGCAAGCTCTATCGGATAATAGGCACGACAGAATGCACCCACGATACCTTCTTTTTCAAGAGGGTCTTTCTGCTGCTGTACCTTATGATTGGCGGCTTTGCTCTCCTTCGGTGTCGTTGGCAGCAGGGAACAGTCCTGCCAGTTCGGATGCTTTGCAAGCACTGTATCCGGATCAAGCCATACACCCTCAAGCTCACCAAACAGGTACTCTCCGTTTGACGGACAGGTCGGCCAGTACATCAGCTGGTGAGGGGAGAAGGAGCATGGATCGAGCATATTCAAAAATCCGTTATCCGCAGCATAATATCTCGCCGCCGCATTAAATTCATCCGGTGTCATATCACGAGTGACAGGAATAATCATTCTTGCCCTCGGATACTCTGGTGTATGGCTGTGCGTAGTATAGAAACAGCCCTTATTTCCAATCTTGTCTGCAATATGATCAAGGAATTCTCTGTCCACGCTGTCCAGGTCATACACCAGCATGGAACGGCACGCCACCTTGTTTGCCTGTCTGCGGTTATCTCTCAGATGCCCGGCAACGAAGCCGCCCTTGTCTTTGATATCATCACGCTGTTTTTTCGGCAGCTTTGGATATTCCTCTGCCGTTTCCGATGTGCGGACAGGGTTTCGCAGTCTGTCACACAGCTCATCAAATTTTATAGTCTTATTTGCCCAGAACTTTGCCTGTCTGGAATTGCCGTAGGCTATCTTTAGATCACGCATCTTCTGTCTCTCCCTTCCTGCATTTGATATCCAGCACTTCTTCCAGAGTGCTGTTAAAGTACCGCAGACGGTAATTCATCCTTTTGGCTCTCCTGATTTCAGTATCCATTCCGGTGCTTATCGTTTCACCGAATATCCACACCTCGGCACAATGGCTCATGAGTACATTGCCAAAATGCATCCCAAGCTCCCGTTCCACCGGGTCATTGTCATTTAAGAACTGCGGATACAGCAAATGCGGAGCGATGGGGATATACCCGCGCTCCACCGCAAAACGGCAGTATTCTCTTGCATTTGCTGTATTTTCTTCCACATTTCCTGAGAACGGGGAGCATACATACACGATAGGTCTGTATGCTCTTGCCGCTTTCATCTCATTCTCTATTTTGCTTAATGCACCGTAGGTGGTCGGATCAGGATAGCCTTCGCTGTTATACCTGCTCACACCCACAATGCTTTTCTCCCATCATCTTTTCCGTACAGTTGCTGCACAAAACTGCGGTGCCAAACAGATCAATATCACCATCTGCAAATACCTCCGCCAGATCCACCTGCACTTCACAGCCGCACTTAGGGCAGCGGCAGTAAACATTCTCATCGTTAATTTCCACAGATACTTCCATCGCATCATTCAGTTGTTCTTTCACATAAAACATAATTATTTCTCCTCCTCGGTCTTAGCTTTGTACCATTCCAGATGGCGTTTTCGGTCTTCATAATTAGGAAAAGCAACAAGCAGTCCTACATCGATCTTCTGCAGAGTTTCCAGCATATCGATCTGCTCCTTATTCAGATATGGCCGGATGCTTTTTCCCTTTTCAATTCCATTGGCAAGCCTGAACTGCTTTGCCGACATTCCAAGCACAATGCGGTTTAACATATCGCACTCATTGCTGAAGTGGTACGGCCTTGGGTTTTCGTGGAGCAGCTTGATATTATCGGTAAGAAGCGGAAACTCCTGCCTTGCAGAAATCAGCGTTTTGATGAACTGTTCCATCTCGTTGAATCTACGAATGTACAGCTCCTTGAATTTCATTGCTTTCTGGCCTGTGTATCCCATCGCCAGCAAAGTAAAACCATCACGAGTCATACAGAAACAAGGCTGCTTTTTGTTCTGATTGTTGATGTATGAGGACTGCGCAAAATTGCGCTGTCTAAATTCCTCGCTCAATCCGGAAGTCGGATCGATAATTTTACGGATATCACGCAGAACCTCTTTGTGGTTCTTCTCAAAAAACTCAGCCACAAACAGGCTGTCCACTCTTGCGGTGTCATGGGCATCTACAAAGATTCCGTACTCGTCTTTCGGTATCAGTTCTTTCATAATTGAAATACCGCCTTTCATAAAAGTAGGGCTCCTGCCCTCTAAGAGTGAAAGGACAGGAACCCTGACTTTAAGAACTGATATTTAATCTTTTTTGTAAAATTCGCATTCGTAGCCGTCCGCTCGAAGCAGAAGTCCCGGAATCCAGGGCGGCGTTCTTCCCATCTGCTCACAGATGGCGTCCACCGATACTTCTTTGCTGCATTCAATGATCAGCTCGTCATGCACATGACCGCAGATAAAGCAATGCGACAGCGTCTTCATCGCATACATCAGAATATCCCTGCTGATAGCCTGCACAATATTCTCCACAAATTTGGGACCGTAACTTTCGATGCGTTCCCATTTCTTCGTGCCGCCGACTCCTTCGTAGGTGACTGCTTCACCACCGAATCGGTTCTCTCCCATGCGAGGTTTTACATAGGAGAGCTGTCTGCCGGAAGGGAGTTTGATGAAAAGCATCCCACTCTGATAGATAAAGCGGATACCATGCGTTTCGGTCGGCACCTTCTTTTTCACAGTTTCTTTGACGCATCGGTCGACCTCCCACCAAAACTTCACAATGTTAGGGTTGGATCTTCGCCACATATCCACCAGCGGCTGCAGCTCATCTTCAGCAAGTCCCATATCCAACGCTCCCATTGCTTTTAATGCACCGACTGAGCCGCCATAACCAAGTGCCAGCTCCGCAATTTTCCCTTTCTGCCGCAGATGCCCGTTTACACCATGCTTTTCCACAGGCACGCCGAACATAGCAGATGCCGATGCACAATAAATATCTCCGTTATTTGCAAAGACCTCACTTCGCCATTTTTCGCCTGCAAGACAGGAAAGAACTCTCGCTTCAATTGCTGAAAAATCCGATACCACAAATTTCATGCCGGGTCTTGGCACAAAAGCTGTGCGGATCAGCTGGGACAGCGTGTCCGGTATATCATCGTATAACAGTTCTGACGCCGTATAGTTTCCGTCCCTGACAAGACCTCGTGCCTGCTCCAAGTCCGGCATATGGTTTTGCGGAAGATTCTGCAGCTGTATAATGCGGCCGGCAAACCTGCCTGTCCTGTTGGCACCATAAAACATGAACATTCCTCTGGCTCTGCCGTCCCCGCAGACTGCATTCTCCATCGCCTGATATTTTTTGACCGAGGATTTAGCGAGCTGCTGTCTCAATGTCAGCACTGTTCGAAGCGGCTCCGGTGCTGTTTTTAATACTGATGCCACTTCCTTTTTCCCAAGGCTGTCCATTTCCAGGCCATTATCTGCAAGCCACCGTTTCATCTGCTGTACCGAATTTGGATTGTCGAGATTTGTCAGCTCCTGCATTTTTTCTGATAGCTCCGCTTTAGATTTTTCATCAAAAGCTATAGCGTTTTTCACAAGAGTCATATCCAGTGCAATCCCCCTGTCATTGATTTCCTGATCAATGTGATATTCATCCCACACGAAATTCGGCACAGGATATTTTTTCAGTCTGTCCTGAATGGACATCTCCACTTCGACATCACGCTTGTTGTATGCCTTGAAAGTTTCCCATTTCTGTGCATCATGCTCCGGCAGATTCCTTGTCCTGCCGCCGTTGGCTTGTGTCGGCTTGCATGGAACACAGAAATAGCGAATGAGGTCTTTGCCTTCTTTCAGTTTCTGTTCCGACAGACCAAGCACAGCTCCGGCACCTGCAAGGGACAACGGCAGTCCCATATATGCCGACCACACCATCGAGCATCGCCATGCTGAAGGGTCGAGATAATCTCCAACTGTATCCTCATGAGTGCTGTAGCTTTCAAAATACTGCGGATAATACCTTTGCAGCCACACTGACAGGCAGACTCTCTCGAAAGAAGCGTTTAATGCCCATTTCAATACAGAATTGTCCGTCAGTGCTTTGACAATTTCTATCGGCACTGATTCTCCCCGTGCCAGATCATAGACCTGTACCTCACCGCCGTTTACTGATACACCGAACAGCAGGATTTCAAATGCTGAGGACTGGACATATTTATATACACCGCATTTATTCAAATCCACATCGCTGAAGGTTTCCAAGTCCAAAGATAAACTATGGATTTTTTCCATTATCGTCACCATCCTTTACAGAAAAGCAGACGGCAGGAATTTCCTGCCGCCCACTGTACTCATCTTATTTCAGATTTTTCATGCGTTCCTCATGGTATTCCAGATCACGCTGCTCCTTTTCCTGCTCTCTCTTCTCACGTCTGCGGTCAAAGATAAAGCTCTGGATGACCGAAACCAGAAATGTGATGCTGAAGCAGAGCCACATTACCAAAAGTGCTGTTGTCAAAACTGTCTGCAGCGTTGTCATAGATTTTCACCTGTCCTTTCTTATGCGAGGAAATCGTCCTCATCTGCTGTATCTGCAAAATCATCCTCAGCGCGGGACTTGCCGCCAAGAGGCTCACCGTCTGCAATCTTCTGGAGATTGTTCAGGCCGCAGGCAATGCCCTTGTTGCCGTTGGAGTTGAAAGCGTAGAAATTGATGGATGCACGACCATACACACCGCTGTATACTTCACTGCGGTCAAGAATCGGCTGGCGGTCAGCATCTACAATGCCGGGAGCTGTTGCACTGTTGGCGTTGATAAAGTAGCTGTCTGCGTAAGCCGCATCATCCGGACGCTCCAAATCGCCGTCACGAAGCGGAGTTTTCAGTACCGAAAGTGCAGGCACACTCTTGCCGTTGCCCTTCAGCTTGGATTCACCCTCGCTGTAAGCCGCCTGGATTGCCGCCTTAATCTTGTTTACAGTTGCGGTATCACTCTTCGGAATGATGAGGGATACGCTGAACTTCGGAGAGCCTCCGTTGATGCTCTTGGCATCCCACACATTGGCATAGCTCCAGCGAGTCTTAGGTCCGGTGATTACCTTGGTCGGGTTCATAAAATTCTTTGACATATCAGTTGTCCTCCTTAAAATCGTTTGCTGCTGTATTCATTGCCGGACGCTTATCCGACACAGGTACTAAAGTTGGCTTGCCCTGCGGCTTCTCGATCAGACCGCCGAGCAGTTCTTCAAATTTTGTCTTGCCGAGCAGTTTTGTCATAGCAGTGATGCCCAGAACCTTATGTGCATATGGGTCATATCCTGCCGACTGCACTTTGTCTGCGGCGGCTGTTTCATTTACATATCTGCGGTTCGAGCGTCCTTCGACCAGTTTCCAGCCTATCCACTCTTTTCCGCTGACTGCCTGCTGAAGTGCATATTCCTTGATGTCTCCCACCCAGGAAACCAGCTCGTCTGCTTTGGAAAGAATGACCTCTATCTCTTCATCTTCCAGGTTGGCAGGCATCTCAAAGTCGTAACGGGCAAGTTCCAGGTTGTACTCTGCACGCTTCCGGCAGGTGGCTTTTACCTTGCAGAACTGACAATGGCTTCCGGCTTTGAATTCACCCTCGCCCTTTGCCGCAAGCTGTGCGGCAGGGAAAAGCACCTCATCCGCCCACTTAAACAGTTCTTCTTTTGAAATAGTGTATGTGCTGACATTGTCCCTTCGCGGCTGGAAGATTGTCATCGATACCTCGGTAATATCGTAAATCCCATCAAACAGAGCCAAAGCTCCCAATGCGTAACACATCATCTGCGGATTTTTCTCTGCGGAAACAAGAATTCCGACTCCGTATTTCATGTCAATGATTGTCAGCGTTTCATCCGCCACAATCACGCAGTCCCCGGTGCCGAATCCCTCAGGCACCCACTTGGAAAAATCCAGACGCTGTTCTACCAAAACAATAGGGTCTTTGCATTTATTCCTGGATGCTTCCACCTGTTCCATCACATACTGTGCATACATATCGGAACAGTCCGCCATCTCCTCATCAAAGTAGGTCAGAGATTCGGTTGGATCTTTGACTGCCTGCCCAAGCGATTTTTTCACTTTAAACTCGCACAGGCTGTGTGCATCCGTTCCCTGCATGGCAAATTCACTGGATATATCCTTTTCTTTGGCACAAAGGAGTGCTGACGGCGGGCAGGCAATCCACCTGTGACTGGATGATGCTGACAAGACTGCGTGTTTATCCGGCATTTCCAAGCACCTCCGCATCCGCAAGCAGTGCTTTATACTCTGCCGGGTCAACTGCAGAAAGCTTATCCGCACCATGCTTTTTCAGAAGCTCTTTGACCTGTTCGGTAAATCCGGCTCTCGACTTATCTGCCAGAACAGCTCTGACTTCTTCCAGCGTCAGTTCTTTTTCCGCTGGTGGCTCCGGCTCCTTCTTCTTAGCAGCACTCTTTTTTATAGGCTGCTTTTCCGGTTCTGCCGAACTGAACAGCCCTGTCAGTTCCTCTGAGATACTGATGAGTGTTTCACCGCACTTTTTCAGTTCATCCACGAGCATGGACAATTCGCTTACTTTTCCCATGTGGACTGCCTCCTTCCATATTCAGTTTTCCATCGCCGGCAGAAAGCCTGTCTGCGATTCTTCTTGACACGACACTGATTGCAATGAGAACATCCGACAGTTCTCTGTCGAGATCACTGCTCTCGCGGCATCCTGTGCCTGATCTGCATTTGGTTGTTATCATGCTTGACACCGTCCTTTCTGAGAAGCTTTACTGCCCCTCTGAGAGTGAAAGGACATCCGGGTCTGGTTTAAGAACCGCAATTTTGAAAAAAATATAAAAAACCTGCTGCGGTGCAATGATATGTACCACAGCAGGCATCGTTCTTATCTGTAGTCCTTTAGGCGGGTGCGGAGCTTCAGCAAAATACGCTGTTTGCGCTTACCGACACCACGCTGGCTCATACCAACAGCCTGTCCAATCTGCGTTTCGGTGCAGTCCTGGCTGTACATCTCCATGATAGTACGGTCAATTTCTTCCAGCTCGTCCAATGCTTTATGCAGTTCCTCAATCAAAACCTTCTTCATATAATCAGCTTCAATATCTGTAGCCTGATCAGTTGTCTCAAACTCTGTATCTTCGTAGAGCTGATCCAGTGACACCGGCTTCATTTTGCCCTCGTCTTCCTGCTTGCTTGCCCTCTGATTCTGCTTGTTCTCACGCCACAGCGGACGCATATATGCGTAATACTGCTCCTCCGTTGCCGGAACCATAATCGCCCTAACCCTCTTATTTCCGATTCTCGACCACTGTACATTTTCGGCATTGATATCGAATGCCTTGATGGTTTCCGGTGTTACCTCCATTGGAATGAAATACTTTTTGCTTGTCTGTAGATTTTCCATAGTGCAGACCCTCCTTCGGTCTCATACCGAAGTGAGAATCCACACAGGACTTCCCATAATAATTGGCCATAAGAATGAATCCTCACTTCTTAACTGGCCAACCGTCCCGATGGGTTGACTTTATTCAATTGTTGCCCGGCTCACCGCTTCGGGCATCCTTGATCAGGGGATGAACGCTGAGACGGCAGAACACATTTTTGTTCTACTTAAAGTATAGGGAAAGCAAAATAGTAATGGAAGATAGCAAAATTACACATTACTTTTACAATTTAGTAATGCCTATTTAGTTGATTTATAGATGGTTTTTTAGTATAATTCTAAATATACATATAATTTGGCATTACTTTTTTGAGACAAAAAAAATAAAGCCATACCAAATTGCATGACTTTCACTTAAAGAAGAGGACTACATTATGCCGGAAATTAAAGAAAATTTTTATGAAAACATACTGTTCAAGTTTGAAAGCTACTCTTGTGATTGCGTAGAAGATATTGAGCATATAACACCGGGCATGGAGCCTAAGCGTACATTTAAACTACAAGCACATCCAGAGCAAAAAAGAATATTCGGATATGCTGCAAAAAAAGGCTTGGTCCGTATTTCCGATAATGGTTCAATAGAGCAATCTAATATTTTGGGTGAACTTATGGCATTACCTGGAAAAGATTCAAAGGAACTGGCCCGCTTTATGAAAGACAATGGTTTCATATTTCCTATATCATCAATGGGCTATCAAGAAATCGATGAGCTGTCACTTTACAATATTATCGATAGATTACGATTAACCGTTGAACTGATGACAGCGGCAAACGAAATACACAAGAATTATCTAAAAATATTGCAACTAACCGCAGTGCTATTATTTGCAAAGGATTTTTCGTATGGAGCTAACATGGCCGATATAAAATATATTAGCTGCCATCATTCATATGTAGATTTATTGCAAAACCCGCCCATTATGCTTTCGCCAATGCGCAAACAAGAAGAATTTGATGGTGATTTTTTTACAATAAATGATTCCATATTTGGCACTTATTCTCTCAATATATCTGAATATAATGATATTATAGGTGGCTACTCCTCCGTTCCCGGATTTAAATCTGATATATTCAAAAACATCACTGCAATGTATGTGAACGGCGAAGATACCGGCATGAATAGAAAAATCACAGAAGTTTTATTTCATTTTTTTCATGAAGTTGCAGCTATTGACCTTTCGAGTTTGACTTTTTGTACTGATCCGCGCATTGAAAATCTCAGCGACAATTTGAAAGCCGGTTTGATTGAAATAGCTGATTATATAGTCGGTGAAGAAATCAATGCCAATCTTGGGGGAATACACCCGGTGTATAATGCCAAAACTATGTCTCCCTCCTGGAAAGTTGATTCATTATTATGCGCTGCTTATTTTTCCATATTCTATTTAAGGCCTGATTTAGAATTATACCGTCCTTGCGATAATCCTCGCTGCGGAAAATACTTTCTGGTACGAACAACTTCCACAAAAGTCAGATACTGCAGCACAGAATGCTGTAATCGGGTTACCCAGGACAGATACAGAAAAAGGAAGCGTGAAAAAGAAGAAAACTGAAAAAATCCCTTTACTCGGACAATTCCAAGTAAAGGGATTTTTCGCTTTTTATTATTCATCATGTACGCCGTACGGTGCTGGCGATTCCGCTACCATTGATGCAGGTCTGGTAGGCATAGTAGTATATGTAACAGGGGAGGATGGTGGTACTATCGGATTTTCTCCTGTTGATTTAATCTCATCTCTTCCCAGAACAGCTTCAATACATTCTGCGAGAGCCACCTTTTCCTTCAACGGTTTTCCTGAATAGTGATACATAAGATATCTGGTGTCCATAACAATACCCTGAATTCGCTCATACGGTTTTTTATTATATCGCCAGTCTCCAATGGCTTCTCCAATATTTCCCACGAAGGAATTCAGCTTAAAATAGTTTTCTTCCATATTGTATGGCATAATAAAGGCATTAAATAGCGAATCTGTTTTCACTCCTTTATACTTTTCAAGATACTCTCCGTAGGTAATCTGTTTATTGATAGATGATCCATTCGGCAAATGGTCTGGAATTCCTGTTCTTCCGTATTTATAACACTTAGCATCCAAAATGTAATATTTGTCATTATAAATCATAATGGTATCTGGCATCAGCGGATGCTTTTCTTTATATTTTCCATAATCAAGCAACCATCTGGAACGAGGAAAATATTTTTCCTTATCCCGTTCTCCAAATGCTCTGTCTATCAATTTTTCCCACACATGGTCAAAATCATCTGTTCCAAAATAGAACTGCTTATCTGATGTTTTCTCATCCATGTATTCAAGCATATCCTTCATTCCCTGAAAGAGCCGCTTTTTCTTATCATCGTAGGTACTTGCAAGTTTAGAACGGACTATTTGAATTGATGTTTTAATATCCGGGTATCCGCTCGGTTTCTCAGGTTTATACGGAACATAAAGCCATCCCAATCGTTCAAATGCTTCATATACACAGTATTTATTAATCAGCGTTATGAGCTTTGTGTCGTTTGGAGTAGTGGAACGCACCTCAAAATTAGTGTATATAAACGAACTAACTCCATTTTTGCACTGCACCAAAGGCATTTGTTTTCTTGCAGTCCTTGCCCAGTCTTGCTTTCCGGTCGGAGCCACCTTATATGTTTGTTCTGTTTCTACATAATATTTTCCACCAATATCAAAATAATACTCTATCACACTTGTATACGCATTGATTGGAAAATCAACAGATTGTGGTGCAGCAAATTTATTAACCGCAAGCAATCTGTCGTCACGTGTTGTGAATTCGGACAGAACCTGTATAAGATGCCTGATATCATTCCTGATTGCTTTGTCTTCGTCTGGCAATTGATATCCGATAGGGAAATAAACCATCGCATCATCGGTATCGGCCTTAATGCCGACAAAGCGGTCTCCATCTTCATTTGTATTCACATGGCAGTGATCTTTTATATTAAATTCTGAAAGCTTTCCAAAAGCTTCATCTAAATCCATATCAACTCACCGCCTTAATCTTCAGGATTTGTGAATGCACTCCTCACATTCTCCTTAAACATCTTAAATCTATCAAGTTTTTCAGCATACATAAATGCTCGAATAACCTGTTCCAGACTTTGGTACTCTGTCGTTTCAAATATAATCTCTCGATTAAATTTAAAGGCATCATCCCACAAATACTTAATTACCTTTTCTGGGAATTTCCGGTTCTGCTTCATCGCATCTCGTACTTCTGCAAGCCTTGCTTTCTCAGTATCTGTAAGCTGCTTATGACTTTCCTTTTTACGCAGACCGTCATATTCTCCATCTGAAAGATCTCCCATTCTTTCATCAAACTTCAGATCTCGCAGATGTACAAAATATGCACCCAGACGCTTATCTTCTGCTGATGTCATTCTGGCACCGTTTCCTACCACAATCTTGTTGATTTCTGTGCAGAAGTCTTTCCAGGTCACAGAAGTGTCCAGAATAGTCGCATCTGCCAACGATGGATCTACATTTTCAAAATTATTTTCAATAAGACGCATATCCCATCTGCGCTGGAATGCTGTATCCAAAGTAAATACATTCTGGTCAGATGTATTCATTGTTCCAATTATAGAGAAATTCGATGGAATTCGCACTTTATGCTTTTCATCGCCATATACAATCTTTGCAATATTGGCATTTGTGATACCATACTCACTTGTTCCGATTGGAAATCCATCGTCATCAACCTCGCGGTATTCAACTTTTCGATCAAGCAATTGAAATACCTCGCCAAAAATAGCAGGCGCATTGCCACGATTGATTTCTTCGATGATAAGGATATATTCCGTAGTCGGATGATTATACGCCTCTCGCAAAATATTGGTAAATGGCCCCGCTGTAAACTTATAGCTTACCTGCCCATTATCATCAACTGCCGGTAAGATTTGGCCAATGAAATCAGAGTATGTGTAATCCGGATGGAAAACAAGTCTCTCAACCTGACTGCCTGGTTTACAATACTCATGTTCGATAGTATAGCTCTTTCCGGAACCTGGAACTCCATAGAGCAATACATTACATCCTGTCGTCAAGCGATTAGCTTCATATTCTTGCGGAGCAATGCCTTCATTCGCTGCGTCAACATCTTCTAACCCAATAACTTTTGTTGCTGACAAACGCAAAAAGGTATCCACTCTTTCTTGATACGCTTCTAATTCAGCAGCTTTTTGTTCGTTGGTACTAACAACTCCATTTGAATATTTCAAGAACGGATTTAGTCCATCCGACAGTAGCGATTTTAGAATGCGTAAGGAGCCCTTAGCTTCTTTATCCCCATTGATATCAACTGAGTCATGTGTCTCTAATAGTTTTCTGTATAAACTATTCTGATTAAATATAACGTCTCGCTCTCCATCGGTAAGTTTAAATACAGCTCCCTCCGACAGAACAGACAACATTTGGCAGAGTTGTTCTTCGCATTCAGGATCACTATTAACATTGAACCCTATCCACGCCAGCAACACTCTGACATAAGCATCCCTGTTGCTTTCAATCAGGCAGTGAATAATATCAGCATTTATTGTGTAAATCAGCTTTTTGGGGTATCTGGTACCTCCAGTGCGTTCAGCACTTGCTGCCTTGTTCTCATCAACAAAACTGACTTTTGCGAGTTTCCAGACAAGCTCAAATGCAACAATTAGTGCTTCCATTTGAGATTTAAACAACTGATTCTCATTAATTGCGGATATCAGCGTTTCATTGTCAATCCGGTCTTCTGTACAAATGTCTGCCACGTAATCAATGACCCACTGATCCAAATCATCTGTCATTACGATTCCATCGTTATTTTGTACAGAATAAATTAACTCTGACGGTCTGTCGGCACATTCCCACAGTAAGATAGCCAGTGCAATAGTACTTTTAACATGAGGAAGCGATGATTTGATTCCAAGTTTTAAATCAAGCTCATCGTATACCGATATATTATCTGGTCTGTTCATTCTTTAACTCCTCCTTCATATCCTTCATAATTACCTCGGCAACAGCCGCAGCCAATAACGGTGGTACAGCATTCCCGACCTGTTTCATTTGAGAACCCTTGTTTCCAACAAAACGAAACGTATCTGGAAATGATTGAATACGTGCGGCCTCTCTAACTGTAATCGCTCTGTTTAAAAATGGATGTGTAAACTTTCCTGAAGACGGCGTATCGAATCTTGTTGTAATAGTGACTGATATTTCATCTTTTCTCATTCGAGTCCATGTTCCACTATAAATCGACTTGGTAAGATGCTCTTTAGGTAATACCTCTCTTCCTGCATTCGGTGGAATCAGAGCAAGTCTCTCTAAGGCTAATGCCGAATGCTTGGTCGCAACATGGTTGTATAATACCTCTGAATTTTTCCTGAGCAGTTTTTCATATTCACTTTCGGGCGGCATTTTGTATGCTTGCTCGTCTTGTCCTTCTCCAGACTCAAGAAACGCCAAGTCACTAATTGCATCCCATATCGTAACTGTATTGTTCTTTGGCTTCGGAAGACATGGTGCATCTCCTCCTAATTTTCCAATGATTACAGCTCTACGGCGATTCTGTGGTACTCCATAATCAGATGCATTCAATACACCATATTGTAATGAATACCCCATATCGTTGAATAATTCTTCTATCTCTTTGCGGAAATACCCACCCTCGGCGGTAAGCAGATTTGGTACATTCTCCATCACAAAATACTTCGGAGAAACAAGTTTCACCACTGCAACATAGTATTTAAACAAAAAATTTCTCTCATCATGAATAGTTTTTCTCTGACCTTTTTGTGAAAATCCCTGGCAAGGCGGACCCCCAATAACAACATCAACCTTTCCCTTATACTGCCCAAAGGTTTTATCTAAATCCAGCGAGGTTATATCTCCGACAATCATTTTTGTGCTTTTGTGATTTGCTGTGTATGCAGCAGCAATTGATTTATCATATTCATTTGCCACAAGCACACTGAATCCTCGCATTTCAAATCCAAGCGACAAGCCACCTACACCGGCAAATAAATCAATTACTGTTGGTTTCATTTTGTTTTCCCTCTATTCTGGACTTTGCAATTTCAAAATAGTCCTTATTCAATTCAACTCCAATGAAATTTCGTCCCGTTCTCTTGGCAACAACACCCGTCGTTCCGCTTCCCATAAATGGATCAAGAACCCACTCATTTTCATTGGATAATATTTCTACAAAATGTTGTATTAAACTTTCCGGTTTTTGTGTTGGATGCTTCCCATATCTTCGTTCTCCATTCGGGGTAACTGATGTCTCGATAAAATCATGAATCAAGGCTCCACTATTATTAAAGGTTCCCGTTCGAGTTTTGTATGTGAAATATATCCAAGCTTCTGTTGAATTTACAAAATGCAAATTCATGTTTCTCGGCATTGGATTTGTTTTATGCCATATGCCCGTCGTCTTATAATAAAAGCCATGCTTTTCCGCCAGACGAATGATTGTTTCCACTTTAATAATTGCCATAAAAACAATCATTGTACCGCCTTTTCTCATGACTTTTGCCGCCGCCTTGAAAAAATCATCCATTGATTTTTCCCACTCGTCAAATTCCATGTCATCCCAACCAGCAGAGCCAAAAAAATTATCTCGCATTTTGCTGAGATTGGTATCTCTATTCTTCATGAAATTTCCAAGGTTGTATGGAGGATCTGTAA